ATGGTGGCGGTCTCCGTGCCCTTCGTGGTCTCCAGTTTGTTCTGGTAGTACTGTATGTTGTTGCCCAGCTCCTTGTAGCTCGACGCGTTGGCGATGAGTTTGGTGCCGCTGTATTTGTCCGTCGCTGTGTGGGTGGATGTGGTGCCGCTCTTTCCGCTCTTCCCGCTGCCCGATGAGCTGCTTGGGTCGGGGGCGTTCTGTTTCTTGTTCTTCTTCAGTGCGGCCTGGGCGTTCTTTGTCTTGGCCAGGGTGTTGGCGTTGGTGGCCTTGGTGTTCCGCTCTATGTCGGCGGTCTGCCTGGCCGTGCCCTCGTCCTTGATGCCGAAGAATTCCTTCACCCATTCCCAGGCTTTCTTGATCACCTCAGAGGCTTTCTCAAAGGCTTTGACCAGATAGCCCCACACCGCGCTCGCCACGTCCTTAACCGCAGCCCACACTTTGTCGCAGATGTTGCGGAAGGTCTCGCAGTTGTTGTAAGCCTCTATCAGGATGGCCACCAGGCCGGCTATCGCCATGATGACGATGCCGATGGGGTTGGCGCTCAGCACGAAGTTCAGGGCCACCTGCGCCACTTTCCATGCGTTCGAGGCGATTGCCACTATCTTCGACGCTGCTGCCTGGGCCAGTGTGGCAATCCTCACGGCCTTCAATCCGGTCACCACGGCCATCAGCCCCGTGCGAAGCTGTGTCAGGCTCGTGATGGCAAGGCCTGTGTTGGCCAGCAGCTCGATATAGGGGGCGGACGTGCTGGCCATCGAGCCAGCCCAGTCAAGCATCGACTGAACCTGGTTCTTCAGCATCTGGCCTACGGCCTCGCCCGTGCTCGACATGTTGTTGAAGGCGTCGTCTATCGTTCCGGCACTGTCGGCCATGGCGCCGATGTTCTCAGCGAACTTGTCTTTCTGCTCACCTGTTAGTGAGCCCAACAGACGAAGGGCTTCCGCGCTGCCGAACAGCTGTCCGTAGATGGTCTGTTTCAGCTGACCGGTCTTGGCCGAATATTCTGTGATGCTCTTGTCAAGGCCAAGCAGGAAGTTCTGCAGACCTCCTGCGGCCTGTACGCTGGCGGCGTTGAAGCCGATGCCCATCTCGTTGGCGGCTTTCGTGGCCTCCGAGCTCGGCTTGATGAGCGAGTTCAGCATGGGCAACGCCTGCCCAAGCTGCTCGAAGCTCGTCACGCCGTTCTTCGCCGTCATCTGTATCTTGTCTTGGATGGCACCGGCCTGGTCCCAGCTCAGACCGTAGTTCTTGATCAGCGTCGAGGTCACCGTCACCGTCTGCCCGAGGTCTGCCAAACCGCCTACTGCCGACTTGCTCGACTGCTCCAGGAAACTCATCCAGTTCTCTTCCGGCACGCCGTTGGAGATGGTCTGATAAAGGCCATTGGCCAGTTCCTCACGCGCCAGAGGAATGTTCGCGCTCAGCTCCTTCACTTTGTCGGTCAGACCCTCAAAGTCGGCCTCGCCCTTGCCGGCCATGGTGTTCACGGCACGCATCGACTTCTCGAAGCTGTCAAACGGGGCCACGATGTCGCCAACGATGCCCTTCAGCGTCGTCAGCGAACTGATGATGCCGTCAAACACCATGCTCTTGGCGGCCATGGCCTTCAGGTGCTCGCCCGTCCGGCTGGCATTCTCGCCCACTTGGGCGATGATGTCGTCAAGCCCCGTAGCCTCTACCGTCAGGTCGTGAAGCACATTGCTGCCCTCACCCTTTATCTTGATATGGAATTCTACTGTATTCGACATATTCTTTTGTGTTGCTTATTTCAATCCGTTGCGCAGCTTGGCAGCGGCATAGCGTCGGGCCGTCTCTGCACTGTCGGGCTTCGCCGTGCGCTCGTCCTTGCTTTCCTCGTCCCAGGGCAGAGGCAACAGCTCGTGGGCGCTCAGGGCATGCTTGCTATAGGGCTGCACATAAACAAGGGCAAGTGTACGCGTCCGCTCCCATGAGCCGCGCTCCATACGCTCCTGCTGCGCGTGCCACTGATGCCACACGGCGTAAAACTCAGACGGGGTGCAGCGTTCAAAGTCGTCACGGCTCATCCCGATGCACCCCATACCTATGCCCGCAAGTTCTTCTATGCTTGCTTCGGAAGAGCTGGCGCTGATGTTTTTTTTTCGCCGCTCTCGCCCGACGATGCGTAGAAGGCATTCACGCTGTCTGGCTCCAGATGGTCGGCAAAGGTCTCAAAGTCCATGTCAAAGGCCACGCCGTCGGCATTGCAAGCACTCTTCACGCAGCAGTAGATGAACAGCACCAGCTCGCCGATGTCTCCCTGGTCCATCTTGCTAACGTCCTTGCCGCTCTCATGCTTGAAGCGCGTCATCGCCCCCATCGTCACACGGCACGGATATTCCTTGCCGCCTATAGTCAGCTTCAAAAGTTTCTTCGTTTCCATTGATCCTGCGTTGTGATGTTAAGAATCCGTTCCTGATGCTGCCGCCTCTGTCAGGCCGCTGCCTTGCGCCGTCACGGGACCGCTGTTCTGCAGCGTGATGCTGTACTTGGCGTCGTCCCCGGCCTGAGCGTCAAGCTCAAGACTCGTGATGATATACTTGCCGGTGTAGCCGCCGGCAGTCTTGCCGGTACGCTTGTCGCCGTCGCGCAGATTGTAGGCTGCGTCGATGGGATCGCCCTTCAGCATGGCTGCCTTCAGTTGGTCGTAGGTCGGCACCTCGTCTGTGCCGTTTGTCAGAACGACGCCGTCGGCAGTGATCTGCTCCGAGAACGACTTCACGTATTGTTCTTTCCATTTGCCCGAACTGGCCTCCTTGGTCTTGCGCTCGCCCGTCTCGGCAGAAGTGCTCACCTTGCAGCCCGTCGAGAAGCCAAGGGCGTGACCCATCGATGAGAGGATGAGGTCGGTGCCGTCTAATACTTTGTAGTCCATTTTCTTGTTGTTAAAAAGGTTGTTATTCCGCCGAGCAACAGCCCGGCTATGAATGTCGCTAATAGTTCCAACCAGACACGGGGAGTGGTCTTCTCCTCCTTCTCCTTCGTGCTCACGGTGGCTGTCAGATGGGAGTTCGCCACAGACAGGCGCTCGTTCTCCTGCTCATAGTAGGCGCACTGACGTTCCAGGCTGTCGCAGCCCGTCTCCACATAAACCGTCATGCCGCTTGGTTCAGTAGGCTGCTGCTTTGCAGCGGCCACATTCCCCGTCCGCCTCACCGTGACGCTCGCATGGGCCCTGCCGCTGCGCGCTGTGTAGCTCGCACCCGCTGGCAGCATCAGCAGACTGTCAAGGGGTATGCGCAACCGGGTGCTGTCCGCCTTCACGGCTTCCGTCACCATCACCCGGCGCACCACCTGGCTCCTTGCGCTGCTGTCGCTTGCGCTTGCAGCGGCCGTCGCCATCTCCATCGTCACCGTCTTCGCTGAGCGACAGCTCGCCGCTGACAGGGCAAGAGCCAGCATGAGGACATAGCTGTATGGCCTCAATGGCGCGAGAAAGGCGGTTGAGAGCACGCCGCGTAAGGTTGTTTTCCGAGACAAGCTTCTCGGTGAGCTTCGTTGAGTCGTCATATTTCCTCTGGGTTTCTACAAGCAGAGCTGAGATGTCTTCGTACATAGCCTTGTATGTGTCATGTACGCTCTTGGCCTGCTTGGCATTGTTCGCTTTCCGGTTGGCCACCCAAGCGATGGCGGCGCCTATGCCGCCCGAGGGTATCGCCCACTGGAGTATCTGCATAATCGTGTCCATCGCTTGGGTCGCTTTACGTGTTGTCCTGAATATTGCTTTTTACCTTGACTATTGTCTGATGCCGATTTCACGCAGCCAGGCCGGCACGTCGAAGCTCGGACAGGCCTTGCCGGGGTTCAGCTCGTGGTGGCCCACGATGCGTATCCACGGAAAACGCTCGTGGAAGTCGCGCACGTAGCGTTTCAGGGCTTCCTTCTGGGCGGCTGTCCGCGTGTCCTTGGGCTTGCCGCTCTTGTCGCAGCCGCCGGCATACACGATGTGGCGGCTCACGCTGTTGTAGCCCGCAGCACCGTTCGTCACCTCCCAGTCGTCCACGTTGGCGTCTTCGTTGTTCTTTACCAGACGCTCCACGCTGCCGTCGAGGTGGATAAGGTCGGTATAGCCCACCTGCTTCCAACCACGACCACCTTTGCTCACGGGGTCCGTGTGCCAGTGGCGGATGTCGGCCGAGCTCACCTCACGCCCCTCAGGAGTCGCCGTGCAGTGGATCACGAGATATTTCATCGGCTTGCTCATCACGCGGTCTCCTTATAGCCGCTCACCATCACCACACCAGCATCAGCCTTCTTGGGCATGCACAGGTAATAGTGGCGGAAATTGATGAGCGAGCGTTGGTTCTGAGGGTCGGTCGATGCCTCACTGTAGTACATCTTCGTAGAACCGGTAGCCTTGAACACGCGCTGCGTGTAGAAGGCGAAGGAGCAGGCAAACTCGCCCTTGGTGCCGGCCTCGCCCAACTTCTTCTTCACCCCTGCTGTAGTGTATACAGGGTTGTTGGCATACTCGTAGATGTCGAAACCGTACAGGTTGCCCACCTTGCCGGTGTTGCGGTCGATGTTGTACTGGCGCTCAAAGCTCTGGTTCGT